CTTCTCGTGGCTTGCCCATTAGTTGTTTTCTTAATTATATTGAAGACACTGCACGGGGTTTGGTCGATAATCTTTCTGAGACAAATTGGCTTAGTATGTTTGGTGGTGGCGTGGGGATTGGGTTTGGCATTCGCTCGGCTGGTGACAAGTCCACTGGAGTCATGCCACACCTTAAGATGTATGACGCATCATCTCTCGCTTATCGACAAGGTAGGACTCGTCGTGGGAGTTACGCTGCCTACCTTGATGTTAATCATCCAGATATTATCAATTTTCTGGAAATGCGAAAGCCTACTGGTGATCCAAACTTGCGTACTCTCAATCTACATCACGGCATTAATATCACTGATGATTTTATGCATATCATCGAAAGATGCATGTTAGACCCTGAAGCAGATGATTCGTGGAATCTTGTAGATCCACATAGTAAAGAACTTCGTGAGACAGTCTCTGCTAAAGAACTCTGGCAGAAGATTCTTGAAACTCGTATGCTTACAGGTGAACCATATTTACACTTCATCGATACGAGCAATAAGCATCTACCACCTTGGCAGAAAGCTCTTGGGCTTTCAATCAAGCAGTCTAATCTATGCTCAGAAATTGTTCTTGCTACCGATAAGAATCGTACCGCAGTATGTTGTTTGTCTTCAGTAAATTTGGAGTATTACGATGACTGGAAAGATAATGAGTTATTTCTTAAAGACATTGCTGAAATGCTTGATAACGTATTACAGTATTTTATTGATAATGCATCAGACTCTATCGCACGAGCAAAGTTTTCTGCTAGCATGGAGCGTTCTATTGGGGTTGGTGCTCTCGGATTTCATGCTTATCTACAGAGCAAAATGATTCCTTGGGAATCGGCAATGGCTGTAGGATTAAACAAGAAAATCTTTAAGCATATTCGTGATAAACTTAATCTTGCTAACGTGCAACTTGGACTATTTCGCGGGTCTCCTCAAGATGCATTTGGTACTGGATTGCGCTTTAGTCATTTGATGGCAATTGCTCCTAATGCTTCTAGTTCTATCATTATGGGAAACACTTCTCCTTCAGTAGAACCATACAGAGCAAATGCATATCGTCAAGATACTTTATCTGGTTCTAGTTTTGTAAAGAATAAGTTTCTTGATAAACTATTATGGGAAAAGGTAGGCAATCACGATCATAATGAACAAGAGATGGCAGATATTTGGTCATCTATTATTGCAAATGATGGTTCAGTGCAACATTTAGATATTCTGTCTGACTGGGAAAAGGATGTGTTTAAGACTTCAATGGAAATTGATCAACGTTGGGTCATTGAACATGCAGCAGATCGACAGGAATATATAGATCAAGCCCAGTCACTTAATCTTTTCTTTAGACCTGATGTTAATATCAAATACTTACATGCAGTACACTTTCTTGCATGGAAGCAAGGTTTAAAGACTCTTTATTATTGTCGTTCAGAGAAGATCGGAAAAGCAGATAAAGTTTCTAAGAAGATTCAACGACAAATCATTGAAGAAATTGATCTTAAGCAATTAACAGAAGGCGAAGGCTGTCTTGCATGTGAATAAATCTATTTCTCACAATAATGGCGCAAAGACAGTAACAGAAATTCAAGAATGGATTAATCAACACTAGGAGAATACGATGAAATCATCAGTAATAGCATTTTTGGTTATGGTTGGATCGTTTGGTATTGCAGTCGCATGTAAGGCAGAAGGTCCGTATGATTATAAAGTAATTCGTGCAGTAGATGGAGATACTGTAGAGTTTGAAATTCCCGGACTTCCAAGTGAATTAGGCACTAAACTAAAACTTCGTGTATTAGGCGTAGACACTCCAGAAAAAGGTTTTAGAGCACAATGTGAATCTGAAGCTAAGAAAGGTGAAGAAGCTACTAAGTTCGCTAAAGAAGTAGTTGCAAGTGGTGCTAAACTCCAGATTACTCTTAAAGAGTGGGATAAGTTTGGTGGTCGTGTACTTGGTGACATGCTCGTTGACGGCAAAAGCTATAGCGCAATGTTAATCGAAAAGGGTTATGCAAGACCTTACTTTGGAGATAAGAAGAAGAGCTGGTGCGAATAATATGAATAAGAAATTAAAGTTGACGGATGAACGACAATACTTTAAGCCATTTTCGTATCCTTGGGCATACGATGCTTGGCTTAAGCATGAGCAATCACATTGGATTCATACTGAAGTACCAATGCTTGAGGATGTAAAAGATTGGAAGAAGCGTCTAACATCTGAAGAAAAAACTTTTCTTACAAACATCTTTAGGTTTTTTACTCAGGGTGACATTGATGTTGCTGGTGGATATGTCAACAACTATCTACCATATTTTCCTCAACCTGAAGTAAGAATGATGCTCTGTGGTTTTGCTGCTCGTGAGGCATTACATGTAGCAGCTTATTCTCATCTTATTGAAACTCTTGGAATGCCTGAATCGACATACAATGAGTTTATGCAGTATGAAGAGATGAGGGCTAAGCACGATTTCTTTGCCCAGATTGCTGGACAAGATGCTCAGACTATCGCTCAACAGATTGCGGCATTCTCAGCGTTCACTGAGGGTATGCAATTGTTCTCATCATTTATCATGTTGCTTAATTTTCCTCGACATGGTAAAATGAAGGGTATGGGACAGATCATTACTTGGTCTATTGTCGATGAAACGATGCACGCTCAATCTATGATCAAATTATTCAGAACATTTATTGAAGAAAACAGAGACATTTGGAATGATGAACTGAAGTCTGAAATTTATAAGATTGCAGAAAAGATGGTAGAACTTGAAGACAAATTTATTGATCTAGCATTTTCAATTGGACCAATGGAGGGATTAGATGGAGATGGTGTTAAGCGTTATATCAGGTATATTGCTGATCGTAGGCTTATTTCTCTTGGGCTTAAAGGGATTTTCAAAGTAAAGAAGAACCCTTTACCTTGGGTCGAAGAAATGGTGAATGCACCTATTCATACTAACTTTTTTGAGAACAGAGCAACAGATTATGCTAAGGGCGCATTATCTGGTTCTTGGGAAAGTGTTTGGGCGTAATATTCAATGAACAATAAATATTAGCACCAGAGTGAATATTATGGTGCTAATATGTGGTTTTACGAAGAAAAAGAAATAGATCATGAACTTTCAATTAAATACTACGGCTTTATATATTGCATTGAGCATATGCCATCAGGCAAAAAATATATAGGCCGTAAGTATTTCACTAAAGCTGCAACAAAGCAAGTCAAAGGAAAAAGAAAGAAGATCCGTAAAGACTCTGATTGGAAAGACTATTGGGGATCATCTACAAAACTCCTAGAAGAAATAGAAAAGCTCGGAAAAGAAAACTTTAAAAGAACAATCATACGATTATGTAAGACGCGTGGTGAATGTAACTATTGGGAAGCTAAGTTACAATTTGAACAAGACGTATTATGCGCAACTATGCAAAATGGTGAACCAGCATACTATAATGAAAATATAATGATGAAATTTACTCGAAGAAATATAGGAAAATAATATGAAAAGCATACATGAAACACAAAATTTAATGGTAAAACCTGCAAAGCATGGTATGTTTGCTTATTACATGGATGATGATCCAATTGGAACGTGTTTATTTTTCTATGGAGAATGGGCTGAACAAGAATTTGAAGTCATTAAACGATTGATTACACCTAATACTAATTGTATTGATGTTGGATCAAACATTGGTACACATTCTGTTTGGTTATCTAAACAATGCCCTGGTGGCTATGTATTTTCCATAGAACCACAATTTTATATCTTCCAGTTATTAAATACTAACATTGTTCTTAATGATTGTTTTAATGTTGTACCAATGAATATTGGCATTGCAAACACTACTGGACAAATGTTAGTGAAAGTTTCAGCTACCGCTGGCGTAGGACACAAACAAAATTATGGTGAGTTCTCTCTTTTAAATCAATCTAATGATCAAGGTGTTCTAATTGACATTAAAAAATTAGATGATCTTGAATACATGGGAAATGAAATTGGGTTTATGAAAATTGATTGTGAGTTGCTTGAAGCTCAAGTTCTTATGTCAGCGAGCAATATACTAAAAACTAGTAAACCAAATATGTACATTGAATTTAATTCTGTAAATGGAAATGATGAAGTACTTAAAATCTTAAATGAACATGATTATAATTGCTATTGGCATGTATATGAAAAATTTAATGTAGATAATTTCAATAAACATCCAACCAACATTTATCTTGATGCAGATTGCTCTAAGACAGTGTATTACATATCAAAGTATTTTGAATCAAATTTGATTGCTATTCATAAAGATAAAGATGAAGGATTGTTTACTGATAAGATTGAGATAGGTGACAACATTGCAAAGTGGCTACTACGGCATAAATGGATAACATTATAGTGTACTTATATGTTAATCTATAGTAGTATAGATACATATTCTGCGTGTAGCT